GAGCTGGCCGAGCGCACGCCGGAGGAGCGCTACGAGCAGATCAAGGCGGCTGTCGAGGCCGGTGTTCCCTGGGCCGTGGCGTGTGTCGAGGCCGGATACCCGCAGGAGACGGTGGACGAGTGGGTCGACAACGGGTGGTCGCCCGAGGACACCGCCGCGGCCAGGATGGAGCTGTTCCGCGGTGTCGCGGCGGGTACGCGGGACCTCGCCGCGGCGGCCAATCTGGGCGGAATCGATGCCACAGCGATCCAGAAGCTGATCGAGAACGCGCTCAGGCGCCCGGAACGGTCGAAGCGTCGTGTCGTCGGGGGATGACGTGATCGACCGCCTGATCCGTGACCTGGTGGAGCTGATCACAGGGGCTTTGCCAGGTCACGGACCGGTGCGTCTGGCCGGCGACGCGTCGAAGCCGTCGGGCATCCGCGTGCTGGAGACCGAGCCAGAGGCGTTCCGTGACGCCCTGCGCGACGCGTGGGCGGAGATCCCCGGCCTGTTCGAACAGGCCAGGCAGGAGGCGTACGACCAGGGATGGGACGACGTACCCGACATCGACGCACCGGACGGGCACGACTACGCCGCGGCCGAGCAGGCGGAGTTCGAGCAGTACTGGGCCGCGCAGCTCACCCAGCTTGAGACGCTGCTCGACACCGACGACATCACCGAGGAGGACGTCTCGGCACGGGCGCAGCGCATCGTCGAGCGCGAGGCCAGCACCCAGCTCAGCACCGCGCACAGCGACGGCCTGGCCGACGCGGCCGAGCAGGCGCCGCAGGACTGGGTGTTTGTGCTCGTGCCGGAGCGCGACGCGTGCCTTCGGTGCACCAGCTATGCGGGGTCGATCTGCGAGCCCGCCGGACTGTTCGCTCCGGTGCGCGCGTTCCAGGACGGCATCGAGGCAGAGGTGCGCGTGCCCGTGCACCCGTGGTGTCGTTGCTCGAAGAAGCTCGTTCACCGTGACGATGCGGAACGTGTGGCCGACCCTCTGCGCCGCGAGGCGGAACGCTCGGTCGCCCGGTTCGACGCGTTGCCCAGTGAGAGCGACCGTGCGCGTACTGAGGCGGCACAGCGGTTGATCGCACTGGGGAGTCGGCTGCCCAGAACAGTGCTGGAGCGTGCCGGTCGTGAGGCGCGCAGGCGGGAGAAGAAACGGACCCGCACGAAGTAGGCTCGACGAACACCGCCACCAAGAGACAGGACCACCGAGATGGCCAAGAAGACGACGGACGACGACAACGACCAAGGTGAAGTCAAGGCCACCGAGTTCGATGAGGACGCAGAAGAAACTGAAGTCGACGACAAGGACGGCAAGGCCACCGAGTCCGATGAGGACGGTGACGACGAGTCCGATGAGGACGACGAGGCGGCTATCATCGCCACGCTCACGCCGGATCAGGCCAAGGTCTTCACCGCGCTGAGCACGCGGCTCACCAAGGCCAACGCGTCGGCTCGGTCTCGTCGTCTCGCGTTGCGTGCGTTGCGCCAGGGCAAGGGGACCGAGAGCACCGCACCCAAGCCGACCGCGCCGAAGAAGGACGACGCGGGTAAGGGAACTCCCGCGTTCGATCCAGAGGCGTTCAAGGCCGAGCTGCTCGCCGAGTTCAGAGGTGCGCAGGAAGCCACCAAGGTCGTCACCGCGGCGCAGAAGGAACTGCGCAGGGCCGGGCTGATCCTGCCCGACGACGAGAACGCGGCCGAGCGCAAGCTCAATCGCGTGATGAAAATGCTGGATCTCGACGGTGTCTCGCTCGACGAGGTCGCCGAAGAGGTCGAGGACCTCAAGGCGGACAACCCGGAGCTGTTCGGCAAGCGGGCCAAGAAGCGTCCCGCGGCCGGCGGTGTGGGCGGCCCTGCTCGCGTGGCGGGCACCAAGACGACGGACGCGATCGCCGGTCTGTTCGACTGAGCAAGCTGCGTGCCTGGTGGCCGGTGTTACCCTGCCACCAGGCACGCCCCACCATGGCCCGGTGGACGCTGAGTGGCCGGCAGCCCGTGAGGGCGGGGACCCGTGAGGGACACAGTCGGTATCCGAGACTCAGCGAAAGGCCGCCACCATGGCGTTCACCTACGGGACGTGGAATCCACAGCCCTGGTCGGGCAAGATTCCCAAGCAGATCATCGAGCAGTCCGCGCTGCTGTCCATCGCGCGCAGCTCCGGCGGCCAGTTTCGCAGCATGAAAACGCGAACCGAGACCGGTCCGCTCTGGGCGGACATGGATGTTCGCGCTTACGGTCGCCTGGAGCAGATCGACCTCCAGTCCCCCGAAGCAGGGGAGATCTCGCTGCGTGCCCGCAAGATCGAGGGCATGGCGCAGATCGCCGAAGAGGACATGGCGGAAGGTCGCAACTACAACTACGACATCCTCCAGAACCTCCGCGACCGAGCCGCGTCCAACACCGCGGTCTACTTCGACAACGCGGGCATCGGCACGAGCGGCCAGGCCACCTCCGGTGAGACGGCCATCGTCCGACCCTACAAGTCGATCTACACGGCTGTGCGCGAGGACGCGGCGGACAACTACATCACCGTCGCCAAGGCGGGCAACGCCGCGGCGTACCGCACCGCGATCAAGTCCATGATCGAGGCGGCCGAGCAGTCGACCTGGTTCGACGGCGACCTGGTCGTGACGGCGTCACTGGCGTGGAAGTCCTACCTCCGCGACATGCCGATCGACGGCTCGAACGGTGCTCCGGTCTGGGATCAGAACCAGGACACGCTCTACGGCCATCCGATCCAGTGGTCGCGCGGCGCACGCCTGGCCAACGCTTCCGGTGCCGGCACGGCGACCTCGAAGCCGACGGGCAACCACCTGATGACCATCGGGCCGCGTGGTCTGCACATCGTGGGCAGCGCGCCGTTCGTCGTCGGCGACCCGGCCACGCCGCAGGTGTATGTCACCGACCCGACCACGGGTCTCGGCATGCGCGACGACTCGCTGTACATGAAGGTCCGCTGTCAGCTGGCGTTCGCGCCAGGTGACACGCTCGACCTGGGCACCACGGCACCCGCGTTCGCCGTGCTGGAACAGCTGGCCTGACCGATCGTCCGCGCGTGGCGGACACAACAACGGTGGGCGCCCTGGACCGGTGGCGGCAGGGCGCCCACCCTCAGCGAGGGGAGCGACGATGGCCGATCTCGTGACCATCGCAGAGGTCAAGAACCTGCTCGGTGTCGACGTGCTGGCACATCACGTCTCGATGGCGCACGCCGATGTGGATCGTCTCGGCGGCATCGATCTCGAGGATACGGCGGTGGTCGCTCGGATCAGGGCACGCGACCTCAAGAACATCAGGTGGGCGATCGCCTACCAGGCTGCGTGGTTGTCGACGCAGATCGACGTACACGCGCGGATGGATGTCGCGGAGATCAGCGGATCGTCCAGCGACGGCGGGATCAAGATCCGCGACGAGCTGACACAGATTCTGGCGCCGTTGGCCCGCTCGGCGCTGGAGCGCCTGAGTTGGAAGACGCGGCGCACGACGCTGATCCCCAAGCGGCGCACCAAGCTTGAGGGTCCGCTCACCACCACGGCGGACGTCACCATCCACACCGACCCCATCGATACGTACGACCAGCTCGCCAACGCCCTGCGCGATGCGGGGCCGTGGGCGGAGTCACCGGATCGGCCGGCCTGGTGAGCGCGTTCATCCCCAACTGCTACGTGTCCATCCTGGACACCGCGATCACGCAGGACGCCAACGGCGACGACAAGCAGAACGCCGTTGTCGTTCCCGGTGCCGAGCGTTTGCCCGCGTTCTGGGCGCAGAAAGATCAGCGCACGTTCGATCCGGTGTCCGGTCGGTGGTCGGTGATCCGGGGATATCGCGTGCGGCTGCGACCGGGCACGGTCGTCACCGAGTCACAGCGCCTGCGTCGGGAATCCGACGGGTTGACCGCACAGGTCAACAGGGTGGAGACCGAAGCGACGCTGAGTCTCGCTGGGGACGTGGTCGTGCGCGCGGTCGCCGTCACCCGCTGATCCGTCAGCCCCGGCACGGTCCTTGGTGGCCAGCTACACGCCAGCAGGGCCCGTCGGGCGTCGGTTTTCCGCACTGGGGTTCGTCGGCCATCGTGTGTGCTCCTTGTCCGTCCACAGCTGTGGACAACGTTGTGGATGCCGTAGTGTCTCAGGTGCACCGCCGGTCGAAACGCCCGTAAACGGCCAGATCGGCACCGATGACACCGCCTGTAGAAGGGGGTCGCGATGTCCTCTGTTCGCATCCACGTGGATGAGAGCGGTTTGGCTGAGATCTGCTCCATCGCGACCCGTGTCCGCAACAACGCGCTCGACGATATGAAAGCAGACGCCGAACGCTTCGTGCCCGTCGACACGGGTGATCTGTTCCTGTCGATCGACGTCGATCATGCGGCGGGCACACTGCACGCAGACACCGAATACGCCGCTGCCGTCGAGATGGGCAGCGAGGCGCACGAGATCCCCAACGCCTGGGGTACCGGCCGCACGGTGACACATCCCGGCGGACCACCACAGCCCTACCTGCGCCCCGCCGCGTACCAGCAACGGGTGCTGCGGCCATGAGCGCGCCCGTGCTGAAACCGGTCAACTCCGAGCTGGTCGCTGTGGCGTGGCTCAAGACGATTCCCGGTGTGCCCGCGGGCAAGGTGGCGACGACGCTGCCCCCGGTCGCCACGTGGCAGGAAACCGGGTTCGTGACGCTGGACGGCATTGTGGGCGGCACACCGCACCCGGACGCCCCGCTGTACCGGCCGGTGATTCAGCTCGGTTTCTGGGCGGCCAACGCGGGATCGTCGATTACGCCTCCTTGGGGATCGGCGTTCATCCTGAGCGAGTACGTGAAGCGCGCGACCGAGGTGGACAGCCCGTACCGCTCGGCTGTGCTGAGCATCCCGAACGGGTTCGAGCAGGCCCTGATTCGCGACGTCACCGTGATGATCGAGAACAGGCGCCACCCTGTCCCCAGCCCGGAGAGCTACGCGCACGTCACCATGGACGTGATGCTGGAGTGGACGATCTACCGACCGGAGGAGTACACGTGACCAGGAAGAACCCGCCCGCCGCGGAAGAGGAGCAGGGCGACGTCCAGATCTTCGACAACGGCGGCGTCAGCACGTCCGGCGGTACTGGTGCCGAAGCGTCCTACCCGGTCGAGAACGGCGCCGTGCGTTGGGACGACGCGGCCAACGGCGGCGACACCTCGCGCGAGCAGAAGGCCGTCTACGACACCCCTTGGGGACGCCGCGAACTCTCGGCCATCGAGGTCGCCGACTTCGCAGCGCAGGGCGTCACGGTGTCGCGCGTCGACGCAGAGCCACGCACGTCGCTGGCGGCCGAGCGCGAAGAGCTGCGCAAGATCGAGCTGACCAACAAGAACGCCACCAGCTGACCGTTCGATACCACCACACCAACGAGTCCACAGAGGAGGGACGGCAATGGCCGTTTCCGTAGCTGAGCTGGTCGTCGGACCGGCCAACGTCTGGCGCAAGGAGTACACCGACTCCGCCGTTGAGCCTGCGACTCCCGCCGCGACTCCCGCCGCGGGCTGGGTGGATATGGGGGCGACGTCGGACGGCGTCAACCTCACGATCGCGCAGAGCTTCAATTCCATCACGGCCGATCAGGTCGTCGACGTGCTCATGTCGGTGCCCAACGAGCGCAGCATGAACGTCGAGACGAACCTGATGCAGCCCACGCTGGAACGGTTCAAGATCGCCAACAACGGCGGCACGATCACCTCAGGTACCGGCTTCCGCCAGTTCGAGCCGATCACGGACCTGGTGTCGACCGACATCGAGTACGGCGCGGTGCTGGTGCGCGGCAAGGGGCCGCTCAACCAGTTGCGGGACATCAT